TTACACCGTGATTCCTCCTTTCAGCGGGTTAAGCATCACCGCATTTTGCAGGTAATCAGGTGCCAGATGTGCATAGGCCATCGTCTGCTGAATAGTGGCGTGCCCCAGAATTTGCTGTAACGCAATAATATTCCCGCCGTTCATCATAAAGTGGCTGGCAAACGTGTGGCGCAGTACATGTGTAGCCTGCCCTCGCGGCAGGTCAGGCTTAACTTTACGCAACTTTCGGCAGAAGTTCTCATAGTCAACCTTAAACAATGACGCGCTGGCATTTTCTGCGATCTCCTTTTCCAGTTCGCCGGAAATAGGCACCACGCGTTTTTTACCGTTCTTGGTCTCAAGGAATATGACACGACGCTGGGCTATCTGTGCAGCGGTCAGGGTACTGACTTCACTCCACCGCCCCCCTGTGCTGAGACTTAGCAATGCAACAAGACGGTAATCGCCTTTGAGAACATCAAGCAGATCGCTGATTTCTTCCGTGGTCAGGAACGTCATTCCGGGGTTCTTTTCCGGTAACGGTGGTAAACCGCGCATCGGGTTTTCACCAGAAAACTCGTCGAGTTTGATAAGGGCGGTAAACATTCCAGACAACCGGTACATATCGCGGTTGATGGTTGATGCGCTTATCCCCTGCGAGAGTCTGCGGCTGCGATGTATAATCAGCATTCGCTTGTTCACTTCATGAACTCCTGGGTTACCCAGATCATTAATCGTCTTGAGTAGTTGCCGGTTTTCAATTTCACCGTTTTTCAGCGCTTGCCCGTGGCAAAAATACCAGAGTTCAAGTATTTCGCTAAGAGGCCGCCTGTCAGCTTTAGAGACAACCTGCCATTCATTGCGCCCCAGCTTACCGAGCATATACTTTTCATACGCTACGGCGTCAGCCTTCCTGTTAAAAATCCTACGCACGCGCTTACTTCCGCGCCCGCCAGTTCTTGTGTCCAGTTCATAACGTCCATCATCGAGCTTCTTAATCGCCATAGCGAAGCCCTCCGATGTAGCTTCCTGCCTGCGACCACAGACATTCAGCATAAATAAAATATAGGTCTAACCAGTTCTCCGGTCTTAACGGTGAGATTTTGCTGTGGTTTTGATTGAAACCTGAGCAGCTTCCGAATTTTCGGACCCATCAGGGGAGAGAGAGGGCGATATTTGACCAACCTCCGGCATCGTTTCATCTGTAGACAACCAATAAGCATACTTTTTAAATCTGGGGTGCTTGGTAACTTTCGTGAAAGCGCCTTCCGTTACTTGTATACCCTTTGTTTCATAGTTGGTTATGGTTCCGTAAGGTAAACCAATTGCATCCGCGAACTCTTGCCGTGTCATCCCTTCGGCCTTGCGAATTAAGCGAAACTTCTTACCCATACTTGACATATGTGCCATGTTGAGAATATCCTCCATCTGTAAATGTGGCATATGTGGAACATTGCAAACACTAAGGAGCGTCTCAAAGAGTCTTGAGCCGTCTAGAAGGGTCTGCGAATTGGAGGATAACACATGCGGGAAGAACTTAACCCGATTGAAAACACGCTGGTTCAGTACCCCATTGACGGGGTTACGCCCGCAAAGTTTGGGGAACTGGTTGGCAAGTCTGCCAATGCTATCGAAATGATGATTAGGAACAATAAGCTGCCGTTTGTTGAAATGCGTGATCCGGCAAAACCTAACTCAAGGGGTGAAAAAATCGTTTATATCCCCGCCTATAACGAAGGGCTTAAAAAGGCGTATTACAGCAAGCCAAAACCATTAGTTAGGGCGTGGCTTGAATGGCTGGGTTTATAGAGGTGGGGGGTATTAAATGAAAAACAGCAAATCAGTAAACGAACTTATTTCCGCTGTGAATGAATTTTTGCGTAACAGCAACCCGGAGCGCCTGATCGATAATGGCATTCACAAAGCCTTATGCAATCTCGTTGACGCGGCAAGTCAGCAACAGGAGATTATCGACTCCCTGCTGGAACAGTTAAAAGCAAAAAGCCCAGTCAATAACGCGAAAAAGGGAGAATCCGGCACTGTTTTTCGCCGCTCCTATTATCGCAATGGTGTTCACGCGGGAAATATTTATTTCCGAATTGAAGCGTTTGAAGGGGTAAAAAGCTGGGCGGAGGAATTAAAGGCTGATTTTGAATCTTGTCTTAACGATCTTATTTCACGACTTCATCCAAAACACCGCTCTTGTTTCGGAACAATAACAATAAATAACTCATTAAAGTTAACACAGGAGCAGAAAGCGGAGTGGGAACGGTTTTTTAAACAAAATTACCAATAGGTTTGAAGTCATTATCTGGCGGAGAAGGTGAAAAAAATTATGAAAAAAATAGAAACACGAATCATCAATGGAAAAGAAGTCGAATTAACCACAAAAATAAGCAATGAAAGTATCGCCACTGAAATGCGCTTTGAGATTGATGGGGTTTCGCAGTGTTTGCTAAGAAGCACCGCCAGAGTACCAGCATCTTCTGGCGGAAGATTCAGGATGAAATTAACACCTAGTGTTTGTGAATTTTTTGAAATGATGAAACACCGTGATCGAGTTCATCAAGAGATTGTTGAAGACATTCGATCATCTGACGCGCTTGCTGCGGTGCGAGGCAGTGATAAATCTCATTAGCTGCGGGTAATACATCACCACTTTCAAGATCGTAGTCAATTACAAACATGATTCTTTTATCACCGTTCGGCGCTTCAAGTGGTGCGACTTTGACATCGTGGACTTCAATAAAGTTATTAGTGATGTCGGTATCTTCGAATTCAGTTTCGCGACTCATTCGCTTTCCTCTGTGTTGGTGATTGTTATGCCTGATTCACCTCTCAAAGTTTCACAGGCATAGCGATGTTAGCACAGGAAACACGCGCCGGGCGTGGGGTTATATCCCGGCACTTTTTCAATTTGACGGAGATCAACATGGACTTAACACAATGCCCTTCACTAGCCAGCCTGCTCACCCACGGCCAGCAGATCACCCACCGTCAGCATCAACGCGGCTGGATTGAAACTCCGGACGGGCGTTTCTTCCAGCCTAAAGCGGCAGATGTTCAATTTGTTAAAAACAGTCGTTTACCGTTTATGTCGCGCCCGCGTAATAAGCGCCGCTGGTTTTCCCGCTTAATGGGTATCTTCGCGTAGTTTGGGGAGGTGGTTATGTTGATGGATAAGACAGGACAACAGCCGGGCCGCCGCAAGTTCTTAGAGCAACGGGCGCGGCTGCAAGCCAGTTTGAACGCTTCACGCGTAAATGACACTGCAACCCGTTTTAACCGCCTGGATGATGCCTGCAAAAAGGTGATTTTCATCCTGGCAAACGATGCGTCCAGATACATAGCCGGAATGCCGAAACTGACCGCCAAACAGTTGGGTTGCACTTATGAAAATCTAACTGAAAAGGAGCAAACGTGCCTTTTGATGGGCATTAAGCGCCTTTCAGAATTTGCAGCATCAATGCCGTGGGAATTTGAGGACTACGCCGCACCACGCGCCGAAATTCAGGCGATACGCGACAAACCACCCGCGCCAGATAACGCAGTCAATTAACAATTAACTACCTACAAAAAAGAAACAGGCGCTAACGCGTCGGGCTTCTTGCACCCTGGAGAAAGTAAAAATGATTCGATCTCTCGTTAAATGGCCCGGTGGTAAAGGCCGCGTTATGTCTGATTTGCTGCCGATTCTGCCGAAAGCCGATTGTCTGGTGGAACCGTTTGTCGGCGGTGCTTCTGTTTTCCTCAATACTGAATATCGCCGTTATATCTTGGGTGATATCAACCCTGATTTAATTAACCTGTATCGCCAGATAACCCGCTGGCCTGATGCGGTGATCGACGCTGCTCGCCAGCTGTTTAAAGTGTATGGCGATAAAGACGGCTATAAGTGGATCCGCGGCGATTTCAACGCCCGCGCCCATGACCTTCTGTCATCGCGCAATGTGTTTGAGGATGGACCGGACACGGGCAAGATTCTTCGTGCAGCACAATTTCTTTACCTGAACCGTCACGGATATAACGGCGTAGTACGCTACAACCAACAGGGTGGATATAACGTTCCCTTTGGGCGACACAAAACCCCGCCTTACTTCCCGGAAGAACAGATGCGTTTATTCTCTGAAAAAGCTAACGACACGAAAGCTATTTTCGTGTGCTGCGATTTCCAGAGCACGTTAAAAATCATGATTGGTAGTGACGCGGTTATCTACTGCGATCCGCCATACCTGCCAGCAAGCGACACCGCTAATTTCACCCAATACCACACCGCCCCGTTTGGCATTAAAGAGCATCGCCAGTTAGCTGCCGCCCTGCTGGATATTAACCGCCTTACTGGTTCGCCGGTGATCTTGTCCAACAGCGACACCCCAGCTACCCGCGAGATTTATCACTCTTTCAACTTCCAGGAAATCAGCGTTAACCGTTCTGTCAGCGCGAACGCCATTACCAGAGGGGCCGCCAGTGAAGTGATAGGCGTGCTGCCTGTCTGTGATGGCTGCGGGCGCTATGAAGGTGGTCACTGTGCGAAATGTTGCCCAGGTATCGCCGCATGTGAGGAGGGATGGTCGTTTGATTGTCGAGGCAATTGCGATATTTGCGAGCCGTCCGATAACCCGGGAACGTGGTAATAGCGAGGCATCCAATGTCTGACGCCGCTTTTGCATGGCCCTGGAACGCGCCGCGCCCAGCCGTTGGTCTGTACACCTACGAACCGAAAAAAATCGCCCCGCTTGCCGGGGCGGTGGTGCATCATCCTGCCGTAAAAAAACACATCGATCACATCTTCAAACGCGCCGGTTACAACCCCGACGACGTTCGCGACCGTGACGCGCTGATCCAGTCGCTGGACAGGTACGAACCGTGCGGCCTGCCACTGGCCGCCCAACAAAATATCATCCGGCAGGAAAGTGCAGCCGCCAAAGCAGCGGCGGCTGCCTGGGCCAATACGCCGGAAGGTGTCGAAGCGCGTTTGTTGTCTGAGCCGTTCTTCATTCGCGAAGTCTGGCGCAAAAAAATTGAATGGTTACGGGCCAACCGTGAAACCAGACACACCAATGATTTTCTTATGGGGACCGTGAAAAAATCATTGCTGCGTCTTGATGTTGTGCGCACAAGGCAAGGCGTTTCGCCTGATATCACCGGCGAACTGGCCGCGTACTGGTTCGGGCGCTGGCAACGGCTGGCTGATTTCACAAAGCGGGAAGCCCTAAGCGCCGCTAATGAGATCGCCAGCCGCATGGCTGAAATGCTGGGGACGGAATGCGAAGCCCTGGGACGGAATGTTTCAGACATGAACGTCGAAGAACTGGACTGGCTTTATTGCCACCTGGGCCGTGAAATGCTGGCGCTTCGCATTGTGCCGCCTGCATGGTATGCGCCGTGGGAACGCGAGCGCATATGCACGGCCATTTTGCGTATGGCTTCGCCTGACTGGTGGGGGCGCAAAATCTGGCGCCTGCGTTGTGACTGGCGCGAAAACCAGCTGCGTGCTGTTGGTGCGGTAAATAAAAAAGCGCATCCGTATATCAGCGCATCAAGCCTGATGGAATGGCAGGAACAGCGACGTAAAAACCGTAATTTCTTCAAAAGTCATGAACTGGTAGACGAAGACGGCAACGTTTCGTCGCTTGAGGACATGATTAACAAATCCACGTCTAACCCTGCAATTCGTCGTCATGAGCTTATGGCCCGTATGGCTGGCGTGGAGCTTGTCGCCCAGAGTCGTGGCGATGTTGGCATCTTCCTGACCATCACTTGCCCGTCGAAATATCACGGCAATATTGCGTCCGGCCACCATAACGCAAAATGGAACTACGACACGGTTGCACAGGCGCAACGCTATTTATGCCGTGTATGGAACCGGGCAACCGCCAAACTGAAACGCGAAGATTTGCGCCCTTATGGCTTCCGCGTCGCCGAACCGCATCACGATGGGACACCACACTGGCACGCGTTGCTATTTATGCCACAAGAGCAGGTTAAAGCCACGGTTGCGATCCTTCGCGCCTACTTCATTGCGGAAGACCGCGACGAGCTGGGCCGCAATACCGGTGCTCGTTTCAAGTCAAAAAAAATGGACCCACGGAAAGGGTCAGCAACGGCGTATATCGCCAAATACATTTCGAAGAATATCGACGGTCACGCGCTGGCCGGTGAACTGGACGACGAAAGCGGCAAGCCGCTGAATGAAACAGCCAAATATGCAATGGCCTGGGCGTCACTTCACCGCATCCGCCAGTTTCAGCCCATCGGACAGCCGCCCATATCGGTTTACCGCGAGCTGCGCAAACTGAGCAATCAGATCACGACCCGCCAGAAAATTGACAATACCTTCAAGCGCGGTGCGCCGTTGCTTGTGGATCCTGCAATGGATGCGGTTTGCGCCGCTGCCGATGTCGGGTGCTTTGCTACCTACATCATCCGCCAGGGTGGTGTTTTGATCCCGCGTGAAAACTATGTCGTCCGTCTGGCCTATCAGCCAGCTGATGAAATGAATGCTTATTGTGAGATCCCCGAAAAGGTTTTCGGGGTCTGGTCGCCGCGTCTGGGTGATGCCTCCCGTATTTGCACCCGTCTGGTTAAGTGGAAAATCCGCGCCAAATCCAAAGCTACCACCGGGGCCAAAAACGGCCCCGGTTTGGGGGGGGACCTTTTGCCGTCGCCAGCCGGCGACGCTTGGAGTTCTGTCAATAACTCTACGGAAGACGAAAAAATCACCGATTTTTCGCCTGATGTGGAGGGTATGACAGAAGAATCAGAAGAGGAAATCGTCGATTTTGAAAATATGGACCAGCCAACGCGGCGCAAATTGATGCGGCGATTAAGTGAAGCACCATTCAAAAGGCAGCAAAGCGGATCACCTTATGAGCCAGGGAGCGAATTAGATGTTGCCTGGCGTTCTGCCGTTGAAAAAACCGAGGCCAGATCGGCGGCTGATAAAGCCAGGCGGGCAGCGCTTGCCCCTGCGGTTGCCAGTCTGCTGGCTGATGCGGCGTTGTGTTCGGTTGAGATTTCGGAGATTCAGGCCGTTTCGCTGTTAATGGGGAGCCGTCTGGAGATTGGCGGCAAAGTTTATCGGGCCAGTGCTGGCGGCCAGTTGATAACGCGTCAATTACCCGATGAGTCACGGACGGTGAATAAATTATGGGAACGCCTGCGGGATAACCACGGCATTGATGCTACGCGCCTGCGGTTTGATCCAGTCGGGGAGTATCAAAAAATGCTGGCAGGTGTGGAAAATCGACATTCAAAAGAATAAATGCAATCGCGCTGGCCATCGCAACTGGTTGCGTCGGTTGGCGTGATTCTGCGGGGGCGGGCGGCAAAGAGCCCGGTAGTCAATTTAGCCACTTGAAAGGAATGCTATGTCCAATATGCCTCAAAAGGTATTGTTTCTGCTAGATAGAAACTGTAATAATGCTATGGTATTTCACCTACTACCGATTATCTTTCAGGTAAGCCAGATTTTGATGGAGCAATAATGATTGATATAGAAGAAGTTATTACTAAGAAAAGAAATTCATTAAAGGCTGATCGTTTAGATATGTCTTTTGGTGAATTGATGAATATGTTTGAAGACGGAGATTTATTCATCACTCCTGAATATCAAAGGGCATTTCGTTGGTCTAACTTTCAACAAACAAGGTTTATTGAGTCTGTTTTATTGGGGATACCCATTCCTCCGATTTTTGTAGCAGAAGATGATAAGGGAAAATGGGAGGTTGTTGATGGCTTACAGCGTATATCAACAATTTTTTCATTTTTTGGTGTTCTTACGAATCTCCCAGAAAAAAACAACCTGAAACTATGCAAAGGAGAAATGGTTGCTGAGTTAGACAATATAACTATTGACGCTCTTCCAATCAGATTAAAAACAACCATTAAAAGAGCAGTTTGTAGAGTTGAGATTGTTCGCTGGGATAGTAACGAAGATATTAGATATGAGCTATTTAATCGACTGAATACAGGGGCTAGCCCGTTATCTGATCAAGAGATAAGAAATTGTATTTTTAGATCATACCCTGTTGATTTAAATAAAATATTGCGTGAAATTGCAGTTATGCCAAATTTCATTGAGTTGATTAACCCTTCAGCAGCTAAAAAAGAAGAAATGTTTTTAGAAGAGTTAGTGCTTCGCTATTTTGCTTTTAAACATTTTGATGGTGATTTTAATACAACTGTTCCTAATTTCCTTTCAGACTTCATGCGTTCCGTGTCGAAAGGTGACATTGCTTTTGATTTAGATGGTGAAAAAAAATCATTTGTTGAGTTAATTGATTTCTTAATCGCTCATGGTGGTAAGGAGTTATTTAGGCCTAATGGACCTTTTGCCTTACATCTTTTTGATTCTATATCATACGCTTTGCCAAAAGTATTCAATACTGTCATTGGTAATGAGCAAAAAATTACAGAAGCTATAAATACATTGCTTACTGACGAAAAATATCAAAGTATTAGCGTGCTCACGTTTTCAACTGCACGTACTCGTAATCGGATGGATCGAGCCTTAGAGATTTTCAAAAGTGCATAGTTTAGTGACTGAAATTTATGAAACAAACTCCTGGCGAGATGGGGAGTTTGCTAAATTTAGAGTCAACCCCCATCAAGTAGACCCTGTTTTATGGGGGCGGATGTGTGTACCGATGATTTATGCAAACTGGGAGGGTTTTGTAGTTAGTTCGTTAAAAATGCTTTTAAAGCATTTAAATAAATTAGAACTAACCCCATTACAAATACCTACTAGATTAGTTGTAGTTGGATTAGGTGATACCTATAGAAGTTTAAGTGGGAAGCAATCATTTGAACAACGATGTGAGTTCACTGATAAATTTAATGAGTTATTAAAAAATACCATTCAATTTAAGACGAAAATTGAAACTAAATCGAATTTGCATAGTGGTGTATTGAAAGAACTATGTCAAATGTTTGCTTTTGATTTTGAAAAGTTTAGTGATGTAACTGTTACTCTAGACCGTCTTGTTCAAGTGAGAAACTGTATTGCACATGGAGAAAACTCGATTTTACCAACTCAGGAAAATATTGAGTCATACATCGATGCAGTGAAAGCAGCAATTGATATCATGTTAGAAGAAATTGACTTATTTTTAACGCAAGAAAGTTATTTATATAAACAGCAAGCCTAAAATAAATACTCCGCCTTAAAGGCGGAGTATTTATTGTTGAAGTAATTCCAAAGCTATCTGGCGTTCTTCCGGCTTGAGCCGGTCAATCAGAAATTTAACCAGCTTGTTGCCGGTCAGCCCGCTGGGGCTGAGAGTATGTGAAAACTGGGCATTAAAAACAAAGGTGTGGCCGCATTCAACTTCCGTGCAGGCGCAGTATAAATCAGCCAGTTTTTTGTCTTTCCAGTCAGATTTACGAATGATGGCCGGTGAGCCGCATTCAGGACATTTAATTTTAAAAACTCGCATGTTCACCATCCCGCACGCCATTGCTAACAATGGGGATGATTTTAACTTATCGGCGCTCATTTTTCGCCCTTTTCGGCGGTAATTGCTGGGATATCCACGTCAAAAACTAGGTGCAAATGTGGCGGGATCTCCGGGTCATTGTTGACGCCGTTCATTAGTTTGCGCTGTAACGGGATAACTTCATCCTTGCGATAGGTTGCGCGGGCCGTTTCAGGATTACCCATTATCGCGCCGTTGGTCGGGATAATACCTGCCAGACCTGCAGGGAAGCGGTGAGCGGTAAAGATATCCTGCGCGGTGATCCCTTTGATGTTGGCAAATTCATCCTTTGCGCTGACTTCGCCCACTGGCATGATTTTAACCCCTTCCGGGTCGCCCTTCGGGATGTTGATAAACATATTTCGGAAGTTACCCAGCCCTTTGGACTGGGCGATCTTCTCTTTGATTTCGTTTTCCATTTCCAGCGTGAGGTTGGGATCGCTGGTATAGAGAATAAAGCCCATGTGCGCCCCGTTGTTGTAGTAACGACGCCGGAAGATGGTTGCCTCACTGTTGAGTAACACCGAATGGATGCCGCCGATATAGTCAGGCAGGCCATACACCTGTTGGCGCGGGTCATACATTTTAAAGAAGACGATGTCTTCCGGGTCATAAATAAGCGCGGGCCCTTCCTGCAGAACAGCAAACGAGCCGTCTTTCCGGCAACGCAAATACAGCGACGGCAACGGCAGCAGGTCGATCACTTCCCCGAATACGTTACGAATTTTCAGGATTGCGACGTCACCAAACAGCAGGTAATCAAAGACAGCCTGTTCGACCTGGTCAGGCGTCAGGCCGCCGCCGATATAGCCACCGGCCACCATATTGCGCCGCGCATACAGTACCCCGCCGTGCTGGCCGTTAAGGTTCGGCAACTGGGCCAGCGCCAGGCGATCAATCGGGAGTCGCCAGTGGTCATACTCATTGTCATACCAGATATTGTGATAATCAGTGCCGGTCGTCAGGATGGGTTCTGGTTCGCCAAAGGTGATCACGCTTCCGCGCCCTGGCGTGAAGGTTTCAACCTTGCTGCCGGTCATGGACCTGAATTTTTTATTATTACGCTGTTTCTTTGTCATGCTGCTTTCCCAAAGTACCAGCCCGATGGGCGGTCATATTCGTGATCGATAGGTTCGTTAATTACGGCGTGCGAGATAGCGAAGAAAACATCTGCATGGCCGGTCGCGTCTGAACGTTCGGCAACAAACGTCAGCGCGTTGCCGCTGTTGGTTGTCGTGCGCCGGATAGCCATAAAGCTGGCCGGAATTTCGACGCGCTCTTTGTTCGTTTCGTCTACGGCGTCTTTTGCCCATTCGATGCGCTTACGCTCGACAACATCGATCATCTTCATCACCAGGCGGTTTTTGCTTTCGACGCTGTAAAGAATTGGTGTGGCTTCGCGTGGCGCAAATTTGCTGACAAGGTCATAAACGCCTTTACCTATGCCGGTTGTATCGATCCCGATGTAAGTGATGTTAAAGCGGCGCATAAGCTGCTTTATCTGGTCGGCCTGCCAGCTGAAGTTAAAACCCTGCCATTGCCAGACGGCCAGCACGCGGAAGCGCTCGCCGTCCTCTACAGGGGGCGCGATTAACACAAATGTTGAGTTGTCGCCGGAGCGCGACGGGTCAAAACCTGCCCATACTTCGCGATTGCCGAAGGGCCGCGCAGCGGTCAGATCAAAGTCGCCCCATGTGGCCCAGTCCACTTCACAGCCAACAAGCGCGGAGAACTTGAAAACCGCGTCTTTACTGTCAACAAACTGGCACATGTAGAGCATGGCGAACGCGGTCGGGCTGTATTTGTTGCGCAACCGTTCAATATCGACAAGCGCCCCGAGGCCGCCTTCGATAGCGTCTTCCATCGTGATGATGTAGCGCCAGATCTGGTCCGGGCAAAGAATGCCCTGGCGCATTTCGCTTTCGTTCGGGAACTTCACACCTTTGCGTTTCGGGTCGTCCCCGCGCCAGGCTTCGCCAGTCCAGACCGGGTAAGCCTGGTGCGTTTTCGCGCTGGGCGTCGAAAAGTAGGTCGTCCGGTATTTGTTATGCGTCGCCATTGCGCTGGCAACTTCGTGCAGGCGCGTGAATTTCGGGATCCAGAAAACCTCATCCCCATACAGGTGGCCGTTAAAGCCCTGCGCGGTGCTGGCGTTCGTGGACAAAAAGCGCAGTATTGCGCCGTTACTGAGGCGGATATTTTTACCCGTCAGCGTCACGCCGAAATGGTTCTGGGCGATCTGGACGATGTATTCGCGGAAGATTTCCGACTGGGAGCGGCTTGCAGAGAAAAAGACCTGGTTATCACCGGTAATGACGGCGTCTTCGAATGCTTCCCAGGCGAAATAATAGGTCATACCCACCTGGCGGCTTTTCAGAATGAATCGCCAGTCTTCGCCTTTATGTTCGCGGCAGTGCAGCTGGTACTCGAAGAGATGTTCCCGCGCCCAGGTGTCGAGCATTTCCGCTGTAATACCGGAAACGTCGTTTTTCTTATACCGGCGCTTTCTTTCCCCTGGTTCCCCGCCTGCGCTGCTGAGGCAGTACCCTTCACCATCATAAGCCGCTTTCTGAGCCTGAATTTCTGCCAGCTTTTCGGCGTGCTTGTTGCGCTGCGCCATGAGTTTCACATGGTGAGCAATCAGATCGCGCAGTTCTTCCAGTTCCAGTGCTGTTTTTTTCTCGCGGCGGGAGAGCTGGTCGATACGGCGGGCGATGACATTTTCCACCGATTCAACAGGCAGCAGTGATGCCCACTTCCCGACGTCAGCCCAGTGGTAAATTGTACGCGGTGGAATATTCAGTTCCTGCGCAATATCTTTCGGCGTCCAGCTTTTTATATAAAGCGTGCGGGCCGCTTCTTTTAATTCATCGGAATATTTAGCCATGCGGCTATTATGGCGGGATTATTTTGCGGAATTGATAATTAATTATCGGTAAAAAGTGGTTATCCAGTTATAACCGAATACATAAGAAATAAAGCGGTCGCGCTGTTTTAATCAATTCGCAATACTGACCACCACAAACGAATCATTGTTATTTAAATTCATTATTAAAGGTCAGTTATGCCGCAATCTCATTACCGCACGGATTGGCTATGTATTGCCACATCTGGACAGGCTGTGGACGGTCGCACCATTGAACCGCAATGGTTGATTGATGCGGCAGAAACCTACACCCGCAAAACCTATACCGCCATGATTTGGCCGCACCACCCGCAATACGATATCAGCGAGCGTGAGTTTACCTGCAATCTGGGGGAAGTGGACGCGCTGAAAGTGGAAACGGAAGGTGATGTCACGAAGTTATATGCCCAGTTAATTCCGAATCAATTTTTAATTGAAGCCAATCGGCAGGGGCAAAAGTTATTTACGTCAGCAGAATTTGTCACTGATTTTGCAGGTAGTGGTCGTGAATATCTTTTTGGGCTTGCTGTGACGGATATTCCGGCAAGTCTGGGAACGGAAAAACTTAAATTTGTTTTAGCCGGTGAAGAAAAAGACGCCGAGCGCGGGAGTCTGGAAACATTCAGCTTAGGGAAATTACAGACAAGTAAACCAGATAAAAAAGATTCTTTCTGGTCGCGTTTATTTTCGGCCAGTAAAGATTTTACGCCAACGCCAGAGCCAAACACTGATAAGCCCACCGAGGGCGACGGAGAAAAAATGGAAGAATTAAAAGCGCTCATTCAGCAAATGCTGGATCTGCTTAAAAGCGGTAAAGACGCCGCAGCGGGTGACGCTGACACGGTTGATACGCCAGAACAGGCCGCCGATGTGGTGGCAGATGTTGCCGCCCAGATCGCTGATGCTGCCGACGAGGTGGCCGAGCTGGCACAGGACGTTATCGAAAACCCGGAAGACGAAGTCAAAGCGGAAGAATTCAGCGCCGCCAAAGCCAACCTGGCAAAAGTCATGAAGTCATTCAATGTGACGCCAGCGAAGCGCCCACGCGCCAGCCGTCGCCGTGACTTTTCCGCCCGTCGCCAGCCAGCTGGCAACCAGATGGACAACCTTGCCACGCAGCTGACTACCGTCCTGACCAAGTTGTCAGCGATGGAAAACGGTAATACGCGCCGCCCCGGCAGTGCGCCAGGCGGAAGCAAAGAACCGTTTGAATTCATGTAATCGCCAACTTTTTCAGGAATAAGAGATTATGCAATTAACCCCAAAAGCAGAGCAGATGCTGCGTAAGTTTACTGCTGGCCTGGCAAAAGCTAACGGCCAGGTGGACACGTCGCGCTACTTCTCGCTGACCAATCCGAAAGAAACCCAGCTGCGCAATGCTCTGCTGCAACAATCTGAGTTCCTGCGCCTGCTGCCTAACGTGCTGGATGTGGATCAGATCACCGGCCAGGTGGTCAGTACTGGTAAGCCGGGTATTTATACCGGGCGCAAAAAGGATGGTCGTTTCTCTCGCCCCCTGGGTGTTACCGGGAATGAATACAAGCTTGTAGAAACGGATTCCGGTTCGTATCTGCCTTACTCCCTGTTGGTTGTCTGGGCTAACGCGGGCAGTGAAGAGGAATTCTTCCAGCGTATTCAGGCATTCAGCAACGAGTCATTCGCGCTGGATATGCTGCGCGTGGCGTTTAACGGTACAAGTGTTGCAGACGACACCGACCCGGAAACCAACCCGAACGGCGAAGACGTTAACATCGGCTGGCACCAAATCGTTAAGGCCCGTTCGTCTGAACAGATTATTTCTGATGCCGTCACTATCGGCGCGTCGGGTGCTGACTTTATTGGTCTGGATGCGGCAGTCACTGACCTGGTACACACCTGCATTTATGAGCCATTCCGCAATGACCCGCGCCTGGTTGTGCTGGCTTCCGCTGACCTTATCGGCAACGACGCCACCACGATGATGAATAAGATTGATCGCCCGACTGAGAAAGTCGCCGCGCAGCTTATTGGCCGCCAGATTGCTGGCCGTACCGTGTACACCCCACCGTTTATGCCGGAGGGCCGCCTTATCGTCACCACGCTGGACAACCTGCATATCTACACCCAGCAGGGGACACGTAAGCGTAAAGCGGAATGGAACGACGACCGCAAGCGCTTCGAGAATAACTATCTGCGCATGGAAGGTTACGGCGTCGAGCATGACGAGCTGTACGCGGCATTCGACAAAATCACCCTTGCGACCGGCGAAGTTGCACCAGGAGGGGGCGCGTAAAAATGGCTATGACCCCGTGTCAGCGACACCGAGCACGCGTGAAAGCCGCAAAGGCACTGGATAAGTGCGAAGCCCTGACGGCATCGCCGGTCAGCTTTCACATTCAAATGCTGGAGCTGAAAAAGGATGTTGAACGGCTTCGTAGTCTGACGCGTGCAGAACGCATGGACATGAAGCGCGATGTCCTTTTGCCGCGCTGGATGCCGACCGTTGAGACATATCTTGCCGGTGATGCCCGCTTTGCCAATCCGGCCCTGGTTTACTGCGTGATCTGGCTGTTCGATACGGGGGAAATGGGCAAGGCGCTGGACTGGGCTGACGTGGCTATCAGTGAGAACCAGGCCACGCCGGAAAACTTCAAAAGCAACCTGCCAGCCTTTGTGGCCGACACGGTGCTGGAGTGGGCGATCATGCAGGCGGAAGCCGGTCACAGCATCGAACCCTATTTCAGCCGCACGTTTGAAAACATCCGCGAAAAGTGGCGTTTGCACGAAGACATTAACGCGAAGTGGTTCAAGTTCGCCGGTCTTTACCTGCTGCGCGACGAGAAGGGCCAGCCGCGTGCCACTGCCGTGGATGATGTGAATACGCTGGAGCAGGCCGACGCCCTGCTGGCCCAGGCGGCGGCGTACAACAAAAACGCCGGAGTTAAGACCATGCGCGAAAAAATCCGCGCCCGGATTAACGGCCTGACCCAGCTTTAACGACTCCCGCCAGCCGGGACGGGCGCGGGGGAGGCATCAACCATGCGGTTGTTGGCCGTGGAACCCGTTAGCCCGTTTCTATTGCAAAACCGAGGTACGCCAATGAGTGGCCCAAGTTTCAGTATCAGCGGCAAGCCGGTGACGGTGACGCCAACAGCGATCACCAACGGCGTGGCGTTCTGGCCCGATCTGGATCTGGCCGAGTTTCAGAAGGTGCGCACGCTGCCCGCTGACCTGCCGCCAGAAACGGCAGGCGTGGCCCTGCTGGCCGCCATTGCGGAGGTAAACGACGCGCTGGCCGACGTGGTGACGTATTGGAGCGCGAAAGCCTGCGAGCGGGCCGCAGATGTACCGGGTGCAAAGATGGGCAACGAAACCCAGTTAACAGCCCAGTACAAAAAAGCGGTCTACGCCCGCGCAAAGGCCGATTTACTGGGGGAGTTCGCCACCATCGGGCGGCGTGAATCGCATCCGGGGCAGGAAAGCCAGGACACCCGCGCCAGCCTGCTGGCCGAGGCGGCCAACGTGATGCGAAACATGCTGCGACAACCACGCGTTGGGGTGCATTTGATATGAGCCAGCTTGAAAGCCTGACGGCGTTTATTACGGCAAATCTGCCGCCTGATGCCATGCAGATGTTTTCCAGTTCAATGGAGGATTGCGAGCTGGTACGCAACGCCAAAGCGCTGGGGAACAACCAGCGCCGGATCGGAGTGCTGACTTACACCGCCCGTTTGTCGTGGGATGACTTCCCCTACCGCAAATATTCGCCGGGGCTGATTTATGCCCTGGTGCTGGCCTGGGTGGATGAGTTCGCCAACGAGCTGCGCGACGAGCTGAAGTTAGCCGATCCCACCGTGGATCCGGAGTTCGACGACGAAGGGTCATGCATTCTGGATGTGGTTGTCCCGCTGGTTGATCCGCTGGTCCTGCGTGAAGTGGAAAAAGGGCCGATCCCCTTCAAGGGTAAGAAATGGGACATCGTAAATCCCGAAATCTGGGAGGCGTCGCAACTGGAATTTATTGTCCAGCGTGGTGACGCGTCGTGATCCGTGGGGAGCTGAACCAACAACAGCTAAAGCAGATGCGGGAAACGCTGGCAAAAGCTGACCTTCCCCCGCGTAAGCGCCAGCGCCTTTTATGGCGTATTGCAAAGCTGGGCATTGTCACAGCGGCAAAACGTCACCAGCGCCAGCAGGCGGCCCCGGACGGTACGCCGTGGGAGCCGCGCAAGCGTGGCAAAGGGAAGATGTTAAAAGGGCTGCCAAAACTGCTGGCCGTGCGTGAAATGCCGGAGATTCAGGGGGTAAGAATTTACCTCAAGGGCGGGAACTACCGGAACGGGACGAAGCCCATTGCGGCGGGTCTGGTCGGTGCGGTCCAGCAGGACGGTGCAAGGATCCAGATGAAAGCCAGTAACGCCCCGCGCAAGCCGCAGGCTGACAAGCCAGCGCTACCGAGACAGGCCAAGCGCCTGCGGGCGCTTGGCTACAAAACCCGCAAGGGTAAGCGCTGGGTTAAGCCGTCCAGCAAGCAAATCATGGAAACCATGAGCATGGCCCAGGCGGGATTACTGATTCGAAAACTGAAAGGCACACCCTCAAAACGCACATGGACCATTGATATTCCTGGGCGCGTTTTTCTGGGGGTGAGCAACGACGAATTTAACCAAATTATTGCGCGGCAAATGCAGGCAATCGGCTTCGGCTGGGACGTCAACGCGCAGCAAATCAGGGGGTAAAAATGACCTGGCCGAATGTCAACGTCAGTCAGAAAAACCGCTTCAACGGCACAACGAACGACGTCGAGCGCGTCATCCTCTTTGTGGGTTACGGCGACACTAACATCGGGAAAACCCAGTCGCTGAATACCGGCAGCGATCTGGATAAAGCCCTGGGCGACAAAGACAGCCCGTTAAAAAATATGGTAGCCGCAGCGGCCAATAACGCCGGTCAGAACTGGTTTGCTTACGTGCATGTGCTGGCAGAGCCAGACAAGGGCGCCGAGGGCTACAAACCAGACGAAGACTGGATGAACGCGGTCAAACAGGCCCAGAGCGTGGCATCCGTGGAAGGGGTTGTCCTGGCATTTGATACCGCCGACGCAGCCACCATTAACCGCGCAACGGAAATGCGCGTCACCTTACAGGCCAGTTTTGGGCGTTTTATCTGGTTTGCTCTTGCTGTGGGCGGGCCGGAAAAGGACGAAGCATGGAGCGACTATGTGACGCGCCTGGCAACACTCCAGGACGGTATTGCATCACCTGGGGTGCAACTGGTCCCGCGTCTGTGGGGCAACGAACCCGGCGTCCTGGTCGGTCGCCTGTGTAACCGTTCGGTGACGGTGGCAGACAGCCCCGCCCGCGTTGCAACCGGCGCAGTCACCGCGCTGGGGCGCGATGGCCTGCCGGTGGACGGGACGGGCGCAGAAATTGATCTGGCCGTGTTGCAGTCTTTGCAGGCGAACCGCTACAGCGTGCCGATGTGGTATCACGATTATGACGGCATCTACTGGGCTGACGGTCGCACCCTGGACGTTGAAGGCGGTGATTATCAGGTGATTGAAAACGTGCGCGTGGTTGATAAAGCCTCCCGCCGTGTCCGTTTGCGTGCAATCCCTAAAATTGCCGATCGTTCGCTGAACAGCACACCGGGCAGCATCGCCGCGCATGAAACCTATTTCGGCAAGCCGCTGCGTGAAATGGCGATTTCAACCCAGATCAATGGCGTCGAATTTCCGGGCGAAGTGAAGCCGCCAAAGGACGGTGACATCACCATCACCTGGACCAGTAGCGAAGCGGTACAGATTTACCTTGTGGTTCGACCATATGAGAGCGCGAAAGAAATCAGCGTCAGCATCGAACTGGACACCTCACTGGAGAGCTAATCAATGACTGAACGTATCAGCGGCGGATCGTTCGATGTGAACTACGACAGCATCATGATTCACGTCGAAAACGCCACCGTCACCATTACGGACAACAGCGCGGTTGCGCAGTCGCGTGGCATCCCGAACGGGCACACGAAAGGATCCGTTTCGGCGGATGTGGAAGTCGAAGTCGATTCCCAGAACTTTAAAAAGTTTACCGCCGTGGCCCGCGCCGCAGGTTCCTGGCGAGCCATTCCGGCAAAGGACTTTTTGTTCTACGCCAACGCCGGGGACGACGAAGAAAAAATCGAGGTGTTTGGCTGCGTTCCGACGCTGTCCGACATCGTCAACATCAACCCCAACGAGGCCAGCAAAACCACGAAGAAAATTAAATTCATGGTGACAAGCCCGGACTTTGTCGCGATTGACGGCGTGCCGTACCTGTCAGCCCGCGACACTCGCGATTTGAAAGGCTGACACGATGATGAACGGAGAAACGTCACTACTTGAAAAGCTGTTGCTTATCGGGGCCGTGATTGGCCTGGGGCAACTGATGGTCAGCAATGAGCGAATCACAACCCGCCTGCTGGTCGGGCGGATGATTCTGGGATCTGCGGTCGCACCGCTGGCCGCAATCCCGCTGCTGAAATTCCCCGATATGCCGGAACTGGTCGTCATTGGGCTGGCCTGCGCCCTGGGCATTCTGGGAAGCGCGTTTATTGAGGCGGGGTTAAAGCGCTGCCTGGACATGTATATCAAGCGATGGGGGAACAAGCGCAATGAAACTGAGTGAAAAACAGCAACTTTTCACGGTGATGATCGCCAACCTGATTCATTTTGCCGAAGAAAAGGGCTATCGCCTGACGTTTGGCGAAGCGTACCGCACGCCAGAACAGGCCGCGCTTAACGCAAAAAAAGGGAGCGGCATTGCTAACAGCCTGCATACCCAGCGCCTGGCGGTGGATTTTAACCTGTTTGTTAATGGCGAGTACCAGACCAACAGCGCCGCCTATCGCCCCCTGGGCGAATACTGGGAATCTATCGGCGGATCGTGGGGGGGCCGTTTCAGTAAGCCGGACGGGAACCATTTCAGTCTTGAGCATAACGGGGTTCGCTGATGCGCAATTTGCTGGGTCTTTTGCTGATTCTGGTCGCTGCAATGTCAGCGGGCTGGCAGGCGCATGACTGGCACGACGCAAAGCTGAAACTCGCTGCCAGTGAAGCGGCAGAACAAACGCGCCAGATTGTTGTTGAGGTGACGCAACAGTCTGGTGAAGCGCTGGAAGCAAAACTCGCGGAGCTGAGGGCCAATGAAATTCACACGGAACGGGTTATCCGCACGGAAACCATTAAACCGGTTTTTAGCAATGTTTGTGCTTCTGATGATTACGTCCGGTTGTTCAACGAAAGTGCAGATCAAGCCGAACGAAAATTATCAGGAAAACCAGCTGACACTTTGCCCGGTCACGTTGCCACGTCTGGCCGGACCGACCGGAAATGACTTTGACGCGGCGCTGACAGCCTACCGGCAGATGTATACCGACTGCGCCGCCCGACATAACGCCCTGGTGGGCATCATTCGACAACGTAAGGAATTAGCACAATGAGTAAACCGAAAAAAATCGCCATGACCGTGGCGGGCGTAAATCTGAGCTTTGAGCCGAATAAAACCGCGTTTAACAACCTGCTTAACGAAATGACCATGACCAATAAGGTTGCCCCTATGGTGACGTATCTGGGCCGCATTGTTGATGCCGAGTGTAAAGAGGCGCTTAACAAGCTGATGGAAGATTATCCGGGTTGCGAAATGCAGATCGTCGAGAAGGTTAACGAGATTTACTCCCCAAAACTTGAGATCGAAGTAAAAAACTGACGGCGCGGGTGGCGGCCATTCGCACAAATGCCCTGGAGCAATACCTTGCCCTGCGCCGCTACTACCTCCCGCACGAAGCCGACGACGAAGAAAGCATCGCCCGCGCCCTGTGGCTGGACGAGTATTTCGCCCAGACCCGCGCCAGCAAGACGGCGGAAGGGATAGCCATCGCATTTAACGGAAACTGATATGAGCCACCTGGATTTTACCCTGAGCCTGATTGACAAGCTGACGCGGCCGTTAAAGACGGCCCAGTCTTCGCTGTCCGGCTTTGCTGAAAAATCGCAGGCGTCTTTTACAAAAATCGGGATCGGTGCGGCGGCTGTCTGGGGCGTGGCACAGTCCATCGCGGGCGTGGTGGGTCCGGCGTATGAGATGAACGCCGCACTTGCAGAAGTGGGTTCCAAAGGCGTGGCAGAGGATGCGCTGAAACGTCTGTCCGGCGAAGCCATGCGATTCAGTATGCGCTACGGCAAAGGGGCCGTTGATGTGGTCCGGTCAAGTTACGCGATGAAAGGCGCAATGGCGGGCCTGTCCGATATGGACCTGCCCCGCGTCACCATCGCGGCCAATACCCTGGCGGCAGGCGTCAAGGCCAGCGGCGAAGAGGCGGGCGAATACATCGGCGCAATGGCGTCACGTTTCAACGCGGAGTTGTCCAGTCTGGGCCATGTGCGTTTTGCCGAAGAACTGGCAGGAAAAACGGCGTACATGGTGCAAAACTTCGGCGTGAAAATGCAGACCATGCAGGAGCTTATCGAGGGGACGAAAAGCGCCGGTGCTGACTTTGGCGTCAGCCTGGATGAACAGTTCGCCGTCCTGGGTACGCTTTCGCGCACGCTGGGTACTGAGGCCAGCGGGATCTACGAGCAGTTTTTACGCAGCGCCCCGGCTGCCGCTGAAAAGCTGGGTATGAGCTTTGTCGATGCCACCGGCAAAATGCTGCCGATGGGTGACATTCTGCAAAAACTCCAGAGCAAATACGGGCAGAGCATTGAAGGGAACGTCAAGGCACAGCAGGCGCTGGACGCCGCGTTCGGTGGCGGTGCTGACGTTATCAAAAAGCTTTACGGCCAGCAGGATAAATTAAACCGCAGCATTACCGAGCTGGGCCGAAATGACGGGATGAAACGCGCCCAGGAAATGGCCGAACGAATGGCCGAGCCGTGGGAGCGTATCAAAGCGACATTCTTTGCCATTCGCGTGGCGATTGGTAACACGCTGATCCCTATCCTGTCGCCGCTGATGAACCGTATTGCCGACGTGGGGGCAAAATTTGCCCGCTGGCTTGATATGTTCCCGAATATTGCCCGCTGGCTGGGTTACATCACCCTGGGCGTGCTGTCCTTCGGGCTGGCCGGGGCGGCGGTCAATATCGTGATGGGGGTCTTTGGCTTCACCATGACGGGGCTGGCCGCAATCACTAAGGTGCTGGGCGGTGCATGGAAACTCCTGTTATGGACGCTCAACCTGTTGCGTCCGTCCCTGCTGACAACCCGCATTGGTCTGGCCGCATTGTGGATCCAGTCAAAATTACTGGCGCTGTGGACGGGTGTCTGCCGCATCGCGCTTGCTGCATGGAATATCGCGTTAAAGGCCGGGGCCATTGCCATGCGGGTTTACGGTGCGGCGACCATGTTTGCCGGGGCTGCAATGCAATTCCTGATGAGTCCGATCACCCTGATTATTGCCGGACTGGCGCTTCTGGCCGTGGGGGTCTGGTATGTCGTCACCCACTGGGAAGAACTGGCGGCAGCGATCATGGATACGGCGGCTTTTGCCTGGGTGATGTCCGTCGCTGAACAGGTGGGCCAGGTGTTTGCGCAGGTCTGGCAATCCATCACTGACGGCTGGGCCGTGGTGGTTGATTTCTTTGCTGGTCTTTCCCCGCTCGCCACCTTTGAAGGGTTCGCACAGACCATCGGCGGGGTATTCAGCAAACTTTTTGACGTCCTCAAAAATACCTTTGCGTCTACCTATAACTGGATTGTTGAGAAGTTAAACAAGATCCCCGGCGTCAATATCGACCTGAAAACCGTTTCGCCACCGGCAGCGGCTGCCGTTCCGGCAAACGCGGTCATTCCTGACAGTGCTGCAGGTTCGTCGAAGCTGAACAGCCCGTCCGTGCTGACGGGGAACCGAATTAATGCAGACATCCCACGCGGCGGCCTGATGAGTCAGGTTAAAACCGACAGCAAAACCGCCGTGGATAACCGTAAATCGTGGGGCGATACCTACATCAACGCCCCCAATGGAATCACCCCGGCCCAGCTGGCTGAATGGCAGGAGCTTAACGCAGGATGAGTACCGAACCGTTATACATCGACCTTTTGATCACTGACGGTGATTTCACGCTGGACAGCGGCAACGAGCCGCGCCGTTGCGATAACCGCGACAGCATCACCCAGGACATTATTCACAGCATTCTGGAAAGCGGTATCACCACCCGCCTGATCGGTGAACGCAGCCCGACAATGCGCGGTGACGTGCTGACGCAACTGTCCTTACTGGTGGAAAGCGACGAACGTCTGGTCCCCGGCACCATAGTGATCACCGAAGAAACCCTTTCGCGGTTGTATATCACGGCGGAAACCTACGATTTCGGCCCTGTCAGTACAGAGGTTAACTATGACTGAGAAACCCGACGTTGATTTTGAAAAGGTACTGAATGACAGCGGGATGCCCGCGACAGAGGCCGAAATTACGGCAGCGTTTAAAGCCACCGTGCAGGCGGAAGGGTTCGTCACAAATACGTCGAGAATGTCACCTTTCTGGCGGCTGATTTCGAAAATTGTCACCACGCCGGTGTTATGGCTGCGGGCGGCGCTGATCGATGTGGTTCTGCGCAATATGTTTGTCGCGACGGCCACCGGTCCCATGCTGCGCCTGCTGGCCTGGGCGGTCCATATTGTGCCTAAACCGGCCAGCGCTGCCGCTGGCGTGCTGCGATTCTACAAGCTGAACGCGGCGGATGTGGTCGTCGTGCCTGCCGGAACCCAGGTGCAAACCGAGCGTATTAACGGCGTGGTTTACGTGCTGGCGGTGAATGAAGACGTGACGCTGCCAGCCGGGGTTGAAAGCGGGCTGGTTCCCGTCACGGCGACCGGCACCGGCAGCGGCTATAACCTTGCGCCCGGCTATTACCGGATCTTACCCGTTGCGGTGGCTGGGATCGCCAGTGCGGTCAATGAGGACGAATGGCTGATTACGCCAGGGGCTAACGAGGAAAGCGACGACGAGCTGCGCGACCGCACCCGCAACCAGTTTAATCTGGTAGGCAATTACCATTCTGACGCTATCTACCGCAGCATGATTGCCAGCGTGCTGGGCCTGAGCGTTGATCGCATTTACTTTTTGCACGATGCCCCGCGTGGGCCGGGTACGGCAAATGCTTACCTGTTACTGGACAGCGGCGAAATATCACAGCCCTTTATTGATGCGGTTAACGACTATGTGAATACCCAGGGCCACCACGGACACGGTGATGATCTGCAGTGTTATGCCATGCCGGAAACCAGCCACACCCTGGCGGTTACGGTCTACGTCAAAAGCGTGGAAAACATGGAGGCGGAAGACCTGAGCGCGTTAAAAACCGGTATTACCGACCTGATTCGTTGCGCGTTTCGAGAGAACGCCAATTACGACGTTAAAAAGACGCAGCCCTATTCGCGCTATTCCTTTTCGAATCTGGGCCGCGAGATCCACAAGGCTTTTCCGGTTGTCGATTCACTGCATTTTTCACTGACGGATATTGTCAGCGAACTGTCAGTCCCGCGCCTGTCAGGGTTAACGGTGGAGATTGAAAATGACTGAGTTTTCAAAGTTGCTTGCCGGTCTGAAATTGCCGTCGTGGCTGAACAAAGGCGACCCCACCAGGCTGCTGCGGGCCTGCGTGAAGTTCTGGTCGCAGGTGTACGGGTGGATCACCTGGCCGTTAAAGCAGTTTGACCCGCTGGTCTGCCCAGAACCGCTGTTAAACCTGATTGCCTGGGAACGCGACATCGATCGGTTTAAGGGGGAACCGCTCGACATCTTTCGCAAACGGGTGAATTACGCATTTATCAATGCGCAGCAGGCTGGAGAGGTGGCGGGCTTTATTGCCATTTTTGAGCGACTGGGGATTGGTTACGTTGAATTACTGGAACGACAGGACGGACTCGACTGGGACGTGATCGTCGTTCGGGTGACAAACAGCCAGATTGCGGAAAATGGCGATCTCCTGCTGGAAATCATCCGCAAATACGGGCGCACATGCCGCCGTTACCAGTTTGAAGTGATCACCGCCCTGCCGCTGAATATCAATATTGGCTGGTATCAGGGGGAATATATTTGCTGGCCTGCCACCCTGGGTGATGTGAATAACCAGCCAGAAGCAACATACAGCGCAAGTTTGAAGTAGAGGAAAGACCTATGTCACAGGCTGTTATTACAAAAGCATTTACAGAGTGGAAAGCCCAGCAGGCAATTAATAATCAGCCCGTCACGCTGGATGAATTTATTTTCGCGTATATTCCGGGACTGGATGCTGATAAACCGATTGATAATACCGAGACAATGCCCGCAGCGGATAAAATTGTTGATCGCCTGCCGGTAAGTAAAACCGGCGTTGTGAATGAAAATTCTGTCGTTTATTCCGTCACGCTGGGGGCGGATGTGGGCGATTATAATTTCAACTGGATCGGGCTGGCAAATAAAGCCACCGGCACACTGGCGATGATTATTCACGCCCCGACTCAGCGCAAAATTAAAAATGCGAACGGCCAGCAGGGAAACGTGTTGGTTCGTTCCATGCTGATGGAATACAGCGGAGCCAGGGAAGCAACAGAAATTACCACCCCGGCAGAGACATGGCAGATTGATTTCACTGCCCGCCTTTCGGCAATGGATGAACGCCAGCGCCGCGAAAATATCGATCTGTATGGTGCCGCGGCATTCTTTGATTCGGGTTATCTGGTCGCAAAGTCCGGTAATCAGTTCTTTGTCACAAAAGGGGTGGGATACGTCGCCGGGTTACGCACTGAATTGCCCGCAGACCTGAACATCAACGCATCTGCGAAGCCGACAAAAGTCTGGCTTGATGTCAGCTGGACCGGGACGTTAACGAGCGAATGGGCAGTACAGAGCAAAATCATCGTTGCCGCAGATCTTGCCGATTATGTGCTGGGCGGTGTACAGCATTATGTCTTTGCGGTGGCGAGTATTGATGCTGCCGGAAATATCACAGACCTGCGCCCGAAAGGCACGCTTAACGACCAGGCGGCCAGCAATGCGCTGAGTGAGCATGAAAAATCGCGCAATCACCCTGATGCATCAACCGATGAAAAAGGATTTGTGCAGTTAAGCAGTGCAATAGACAGCGATTCCGAAAAGCTGGCCGCCACGCCAAAGGCAGTAAAAGCGGCTAATGACAACGCAGATAAGCGACTGGTTAAAGACCAGAACGGCGATGACATTCCGGACAAAAGTTTATTTGTGCGTAATATCGGAGCACTTCCTGCCAACGGTACGGCTGTTGCAGCGAACAGACTGGCATCACGCGGTGCGCTTCCGGCACTGACTGGTGCGACAAGAGGCAGCGATAGCGGCCTGATAATGGGCGAGGTTTACAACAATGGCTATCCAACACAATACGGGAATATTTTACGTCTGACCGGAACCGGTGACGGGGAGATATTGATCGGATGGAGCGGGGTTAATGGTGCTCCTGCGCCTGCATATATTCGCAGCCACAGAGATAACGCCGAGGCTGAGTGGTCCGAATGGGCAATGCTCTACACCACACTAAACCCGCCACCGGATTCGCATCCAGTAGGGGCGGCGATTGCATGGCCGTCTGATGCTACTCCAGCCGGTTACGCCCTGATGCAGGGGCAAGCATTTGATAAATCTGCTTACCCGTTACTGGCTATAGCGTATCCGTCCGGTGTCATCCCTGACATGCGAGGCTGGACAATCAAAGGTAAGCCCGCCAGCGGGCGGGCTGTACTGTCTCAGGAAATGGACGGTAACAAATCGCACAGCCACGGCGCGCGGGCGCTGGATACCGATCTGGGAACGAAAGGCACGTCGTCATTTGATTACGGTACGAAATCGACCAATACCACGGGCAACCATACTCACCAGTTCGGCGGTTATATCAATTCATACTGGGGAGATTCCAATCACACCTCATTTCAGCCTGGAGGTGGTGCGTGGACACAGGCCGCTGGCGACCATGCGCATACAGTTTATATCGGAGGACACGAGCACACGATGTATATAGGTCCACACGGACACGTCGTTATTGTGGACGCAGACGGTAATGCGGAAACCACAGTGAAGAATATCGCGTTTAACTATATTGTGAGGCTGGCATAATGACTTTTAAAATGAGCAGCAAAGCGCAGACAATTAAAATTTTCAATCTGCGTTCAGATACAAACGAATTTATTGGGGCAGGTGATGCATATATTCCGGCAAATACAGGATTGCCCGCGTACAGTACAGATATTGCACCGCCAGCAGCGAAGGATGGATTCGTCGCTGTATTTAATTCTGAGTCAGAAAAATGGTCACTTGTTGAAGACCATCGAGGGAAAGTTGTCTACAACATCAAAACGGGGGAAGCCATCACAATTAACCAGCTAGGCGCACTACCTGATGATGTTGTTTCCATTGCGCCCGAAGGCCATTTTGTGAAATGGGACGGGAAAAAATGGGTACACGACACGGAGGCGGAAAAAGTGGCGCAGGTTACTCAGGCGACGCAGCAAAAAGAAGGTCTTCTGACGCTGGCTGCATCAAAGATTGGACCGCTACAGGATGCTGTTGATTTGGGTATTGCGACAGATTCGGAAGCGGCGCTTTTGCTGGAGTGGAAAAAACACCGCGTTCTGATCAATCGTATTAATCCTGCCGATGCGCCAGATATTAACTGGCCGGAGGTTCTGGGCGATGTGGCGTGAATCGGTTGTAAAGATTGCTGACGATATGGTGGCGCTGGCCTGTTCCATTGTGCCAGCGCATCCCTGGGTTTACGGGCTGGGACAGAACACGGATTCAGGCGGTTATCTCAGTCCGGCCAATGCGATGGGATACCTTGCTAAAAAGCTGTTATTCGCTGGCGGTCGCGGTGATGTTATCGTCATGATGGTGGCGGAGAATACCCATGATGCTTTTATGCAGGGGCTGAATAAACTGTCCACCGTATTTCCGGCCCCCGCATTTACGCAGGTAAGCCGCATGGCAGCCGCCGCCGCAGAACTCAGCACGGTAAAAATGCAGTTGCCGGTTAAAGACGATGTATTGCCTGCCAGTGCGCCGTTATCAGTCTCAACCAACCGGCTGGCGCTGAATGCCCAGCGTGTTGCCGCCGCGCAGCTGGCCGCCGCAGTCAGTACCACCACAACAGATCTAAAAAATCAGATTACGGGATTTATTCAGGAACGGGCCGGTTTGCTGTCCTCACTCAGCCAGGGACTGGAAGACTTGAAAGCCGCCAGTGCGAATATTTTTTCATTCAGTTACAGCGGGAGTTATGCCGTTGCTGCCACTGAATTGTTGAAAGGCATCCCGCAAACAACGGCAGTGCATACCGCCGCGATGATGTTTATCGGGGATTCGTTATCTGACTTAGGGAAGATGCTACATGAGCCAGACCGCATTACTCGCGCTTGATGGTGAAGGGATCGCCATGCAGAACATGCTGGTTTCACCTTCCATGCAGTTTCAGGAAAAGGACCAGTCGGGCCAGACATCGAGCACGGCCAATGCTGAACAGGGTATCAAGGCCAAAGAGTTGCGTGTGTCGGGTCTGGTGACATTCGACGACGAAGCCGTTTTACAGCGGCTTTTCCAGTTGGCATCCGCAACCGAAGCCAGCGGAGCACTGAAAAAGTACCGCGTCGCCAATGCGACGGCAACGGCTATTAATCTTCGTGAAGCCACGTTCACCGGTCAGATTGATGCCGTACCGCAGGAGGATCGTCTTGCCTGGCAGGTAAGTTTCACCCTGCGTGAAAAAGGCAGCGTCCCGGAAAAACGACAGGCCAGAAAAGGTAACGCGACGGCCAGCACGAAGCAAACGGGGTCAAAGGGCGCGGGTTCGGCTGCCGGTGCTGATGAGCCAGCCGACAAAATGAGCTGGTTTGAAGAAAAGGTCTTAAAGCCGGTCAACGATGCGCTGGGGTAATTAAACGATGAAACCAATTAAACGCCTGTACCTTTCCACTGATCCGGTCCATCTGATTGACTGCAATATCGTGCTGGAGCTGAACGCGTGCGGTCGGGGGTTTATTACTGCGGGGACAGAGACAGATTACACTGGCAAAATGGTGCGTATCGATGTTGGCTATGATGGTCTGGTCCTGCGCTGGTTTACCGGGTATGTCGAACGGTCACAGCCTGCTGATAATGGAACATGCCGGTTGTTCGTGCGTGAGCTTGTCGGCATCTTTGATAAATTGTGGCCGTGTTCTTTCCAGCATCCAACGCTTCGCCAGATTACTGACTGGATAAGTGAGCAAAGCGGGCTGACCGTCACAACGCCGGTCGGCGCTGCTTATGCAGATAAACCGATCCCCCACTTTACGCATAGCGGCACGGGCTATCAGCTTCTTGCCAGTCTGGGCCGCGCATTTACAGTGACGGATTATCTTTGGTATCAGCTGCCGGACGGGGATGTCTTCGTCGGCGCTGCGGAGCATAGTCTTTTTGCGGGTAAACCAGTAGAGATCCCGCACGAATTTAGCCAGGCATCGGCAGGCGGCAATTCAATGGTTGTGCCGATGATTCAGAGCCTGCGCCCTGGTGCTGAGGTGAACGGCCAGCGGTTGAACCAGGTCCGGCTAAATAACGACGATATGGCAATCACCTGGCAGCCCCGCAACAAAGCCAACGGCCAGCCGTTGCAAAAATCACCGATTCAGCGGCAGATTGAAAACGCATTCCCGGAGCTGGCAAGCGGCCTGCATCTTCCAAAGTTCGCCAGGGTGGAAGCACCAAGCGAGGATGTTTCACGGGGAAATATTGCCGATCCATTCCGCCCGCGCTATGCCGTGGATCTCCAGCTGCTTGACGAAGACGGCAAGCCCGCCGCAAATACGCCGGTTTATTCTGCCGTTCCACTACCTGTGCCAATGGCGGGCAGTGAGTCGGGAATGTTTCAGTTTCCGCCCCCTGGCACGCTGGTTGAAGTAGGATTCGCGGAGGGGCGGCAGGATAAGCCATTTGTGCGCCAGATTATGGCGGAGGGTCATAACCTGCCAGCAGTTAAACCCGGCGAGCAGTTGCAGCAACAGCGCGATGGTGTATCTCAGCGCGTGACGGTTGCCGGAGACTGGGAACGCCAGACAGACCAGACAATCCGCGAAAACTCCATGATTCGCGAAGTCACCACCGACGAAGAGATCCGCAAAGTGGTTGTCCGTGAAACTACGGTCCAGGCAACGGATAAAACAACCGTGCTTGGCACGGCCACACTTCTGGCCGGGGCGGTCGTTCATATCAGCGAGGGGGATTACAGCGTCGGCACATCCGGCAACCTGACAGTAACCTGCAGCAAGGACAATTCCGTCAGTGTTGGCCGGAACGTGAAACGGGACGTCGCGGGCAATGTTACAGACGACGTTAAAGGGAATGTCACGTCAAACGTCAGTGGCGCACTGACTGAAAAAATCAGCGGCATCCGCCGAAGCGTGGCCCAGGCGCAACAGCTGATTGCCCCGGTGGTAAAACTGGGAAGCGAAGAGATTAACGTCCTGACACTACTCACCGACACCTTGGACGTGGTGAGGGAACTGGCAGAGACTGCCGCGTCACATACTCACCCCAATACGGGGGCCAGCGGGCAGGCTGCGCAGTTCAGCGCAACGGCCACTAAAACCGACAAATTGAAAAGCAAATACGGTCCCCTGATAGCCTGA